AGGCCTATCAAATCGGCAGCATTATGGTTGGGGAGACGGGTACGGTGGAATGTGAAGACGCAGCACTTTTCCAACAGGTTGTTCAGGACCTGGCAGCCAAAGGATTCCGCCCGGAAAACAGAGTCCCCATCCTGGAAGAAGGGGTGCAACCGGAAGAAACTCCTAAAACGGAGGGTGTCGGTACCCTCACCATTTCCCTTCCAGATGATTTGATGGAAGAAGACTTTGCTAAGCTCCAGAACCTGGTGGCCTCCAAGGCCGGACTTTTCAAGAAGGCCTTGGGTACGGATGATCTGACCATCCAAAGGGAAGATGGCAAGATTTCCTTCCCCTGGTTCCATGAAGCTGACAGCACTAAGGCCCAGGCTTATTCCAAGTTGGTGGCAGCTCTTTGCCAAATGGCCAAGAAGTCCAAACGGATCACCGCCAAAGAACATGAAGTCCCCAATGAGAAATACGCCTTCCGGTGTTTTCTCCTGCGGCTGGGCTTTATAGGAGCGAAGTACAAAGACTGCCGGAAGATCCTGCTGGAAAAACTCAGCGGTTCCGCGGCCTATCGGGATGGAGGGAAAAAAGATGCGGTTTCCCAATAAAGAAATGCTGGAATTTCTACGAAGAGAATATCCTTCCGGGACTAGGGTTATCCTTGTGCGGATGGATGATTCCCAAGCTCCGCCTTTGGGGACAAAAGGGACGGTAACCGGGGTGGATGATATGGGGTCCCTCCTGGTGGATTGGGACAACGGATCCCACCTCAATGTGATCCACGGGGTGGATGAAGTGCAAAAACTGAATAAAGACACGAAATAATTAATAATTATTCTCGAAATCCCTTGCTATTATGTGCCTTTAGAGTGATTAATAGACATGCCAAAGGGGACAGCCCCTAAAAGGAAAAAGCACATGAAAGCGAGGAAATCATGATGAGAACAATCATTACTCTGGACTCCAAGAAAATCAGTAAGAAAGCAGCCTGTGAAATGTACGGCGAGGCCGATGTGAACAAAATGATCCGGGAGGCCAAGGAAGCCTTTTTGGAAGACCCGAATGAAGAAAGCACCTGGTGGATGGGAAACGGAATGCTGACCGTCGAGTTCCGGTAAAACAGGGGAAGAACAGGGGCCAATCAAAGGCCCCTATTCCAGAAAAATGCATAAATACACAGAATTTGCTTGCTTTTATCTGCCTTTAGAGTGATATATGTACATGCCAAAAGGCAAAGCACACAACCATAAGGAGGAAAACAAAATGACAAAGATGGACATGATCGAAAGATTCTACGGGCGCAGCGAGGAACTGGAAAAGAAGTTCGATGCAGCAGAAAAGGCCGGGGATGCCCAGACCATGCAGGCCTGCCGGGATGCCTACCAAGAACTGGTGAAGGAAGTCCAGGCAGAAGGGGAAGACTTCGGGAACATGATGCGGCTTTACAGCGACATGAAAAAGCACGGCAACAGCCTCCTGGACCTTTCCGGAGCCTATCGGGAACCGAAAAAGATCCTTCAGGTGTTCCGGGAATTCGGGGTGAAAGAATTCACCTTTTCCTCCACCTGGTCCAGCGCCATCCAGGTTGCCTGGGAATTCACCCAGCTGGGCTGCGGCCTGAAAGGGATGACCGAAATCTACGGATCCGGCCAGAAATTCATGAGCAACGAATACGAAAGAATTCCCGCCTTCCTCTTCAGCCTTTGAAGAGCAGGGAAAATCAAGAGAAGGAGCCCCGTGGGCTCCTTCTCTTCTGCCTAATTTATGAAAAAGATGGGGAACGCCAATGAGGAATTTCAAAAAAATACAAGTTTAAAAGATTTAAGAACCAAAAGTAGAAATTCTCAAAAAGACGGAACCCGGCTAACCATCATTACGATGGAACACCGCGAAAGCAATGGGCCGATATGCGTCTATGATGAACGAGGCGTTATTTTGTCTTGAAAAAATTGGTTACCAGACCATTTTGCAGATATTCATTCTGAATAACCAGTCGAAAAGGTAGGCCATACCTCTTAAATGTGGCGGAACGCCCTCTTGCTTCAGATCAACATAGCCTGTCAGATATTTTCGGACGGATACATTGCTATCCTTATCCCATGTTAAATCCTTGAGTGGGTTGTTGCAGTAGAACATACCATTTATTCCGTATATTCCCATTTGTTTAAGTGTCTTCTTCATCAATATTTTTATGGCAAGTTTGCCAACGGTGTCAAAAACCAAGCAACCATGAGGAAAGGCATCCTTTACTTTTAAGATAATGCGACGAACATCTTCTTCTTTGAAGTACATAAACACTCCGATAGCAAATAGAAAAATTCCACGGGATGCATCAAGACGTTCAATCCAATTATCACTGTTTAAATCGGCGGCAATATTGACTTCTCTATCATTACGCGGAAGGATGCCGTTTCGTATGGCAATAACATCATCTCTATCAATATTGTACAACTTCATCTTCCCATTATCTTTAAGGAGTGGTGTTTGATCAAGCCCGCATCCCATATTTACGATAGACGCATCTGGATGGCAAGATAAATATTCCTGCATTTCGCAAAGAATATCTTTGCTACGGAGAATACCTTCCAAGGAGCCAAACTTCCAAGCAAAAGAATATTTCTTTTTATCAAGTATGGAAAAATCATAATCCAGTTGAGAGGTTATTTTATCGACATAAGGGTCTTGGAGGATGTGAGGAAAGAACTCATTGCCTAATTTTCTGGCATAGAGGGGGATAATTAATGTTTCTTGCACCGTATTTTTATTAATATGTATTTTTCCCATACACACTCACATCCTTTTTTTGAGATTAGCTAGTATACCTATATTTTACCGAGGAAAAAGAGCGTTTGTAAATCAGTAATTTATGCAGCTATGCGGACCACAAGTCGTGTATGACTGAATCTAATTGTAAAGGAAGTGGGAAATCAGACATATGCGAAAACTCAAAAAGTACAAGCCCACCAAGTTCAAAGCTAAAACGTCCACCTACAATAAGGATCTGGCAGATTATGCAGTGGCCTTTATCGAGAGCCTGTGTCACACCAAGGGAACTTGGGCGGGCCATCCCTTTGAACTGATCGACTGGCAAGAACAGATCATTCGGGACCTGTTCGGGACGGTAAAACCCAACGGGTACCGACAGTTCAATACGGCCTACATCGAGATCCCTAAGAAGCAAGGAAAAAGTGAGCTGGCGGCTGCGGTGGCGCTCCTGCTTTGCTGCGGGGACGGGGAAGAAGGGGCGGAAGTCTATGGCTGTGCGGCAGACCGGCAGCAGGCTTCCATCGTCTTTGAAGTGGCGGCGGATATGGTCCGGATGTGTCCGGCCCTCAACAAGCGGGTCAAGATCCTGGCCTCCCAGAAACGGATGGTATTCCGGCCCACCAACAGTTTCTATCAGGTCCTTTCGGCAGAAGCCTACTCCAAGCATGGCTTCAATATCCACGGAGTGGTCTTTGATGAGCTCCACACCCAGCCCAACCGGGAACTGTTCGATGTGATGACCAAAGGCTCCGGGGATGCCCGGATGCAGCCTCTGTACTTTCTTATTACCACAGCCGGGACGGATACCCACAGCATCTGCTACGAAGTCCACCAGAAGGCCATGGACATCCTGGAAGGGCGGAAGCATGATCCCACCTTCTACCCCGTCATCTACGGGGCTGCGGAACAGGGATGACTGGACCGATCCGAAGGTGTGGAAGAAGGCCAATCCCTCTCTGGGAATCACCGTAGGAATCGACAAAGTGAAGGCAGCCTGTGAATCGGCCAAAGAGACACCCAGCGAAGAGAATGTGTTCCGTCAGTTGCGGCTGAACCAATGGGTGAAGCAGTCTGTTCGGTGGATGCCTATGGACAAGTGGGATGACTGTGCTTTCCCGGTGAGGGAGGAGGATCTGGAAGGCCGGATCTGCTACGGCGGACTGGATCTTTCCAGTACCACGGACATTACTGCCTTTGTGCTGGTGTTCCCGCCTCTGGACGACCAGGACAAGTACTGCATCCTGCCGTACTTCTGGCTGCCAGAAGAAACCCTGCCCCTTCGGGTAAAGCGGGACCATGTGATGTATGACATCTGGGCCCAGCAGGGATTCATCCAGACAACCGAAGGCAATGTCATCCACTACGGGTATATTGAAAAGTTCATTGAGAAACTGGGGGAACGGTTCAATATCCAGGAAATCGCCTTTGACCGGTGGGGCGCGGTACAGATGGTCCAGAACCTGGAGGGGATGGGCTTTACCGTAGTTCCCTTCGGACAGGGATTCAAGGACATGAGCCCTCCTACCAAGGAGCTTATGAAGCTCACGCTGGAGCAGCGAATTGCTCATGGAGGGCATCCAGTCCTTCGATGGATGATGGATAACATCTACATCCGAAGAGATCCTGCCGGAAACATCAAGGCAGACAAGGAAAAGTCCACGGAAAAAATAGACGGGGCCATTGCTACCATCATGGGCCTGGACCGAGCCATCCGGTGTGGGAACAACGCCCACGAAAGTGTCTACGATTCCCGAGGACTGCTTTTTGTATAGAAAGGAATTCCTATGAATCTATTTTCCAAACTCTTCAAATCCAGGGACAAACCCAGGAACAGTCTGCTGGGCGGCGGGCACTGGTTTTTCTTTGGAGGCTCTTCTTCCGGGAAGGCCGTCAATGAACGGTCCGCCATGCAGATGACGGCGGTCTATGCCTGCGTCCGGGTCCTTTCAGAATCCATCGCAGGCTTGCCCCTCCATATCTTCCGGTACAACCGGGAGGGAAACGGAAAGACCCGAGACTTCCAGCATCCCCTGGCGGGGCTTCTCCA